CTACGATCGGCCTTCGAAGAAACTCTCCGAGACTTCTCAGCGGGTGTACAGCGTCCATCTCAAATCTTGTCCAAACAGTCAGGATTGAGTATGTTGGGGGCGCGCCCATGGGAGAAACTGCGACGTTCTCTCTTGGATGGATAACGAGCAACTTAATGTCGGGGCGCTGCTGGAACCACTTTCTTGTGTCTCCAGCGGAAAGTGTCGTCTTGCCTGAAGCGAAGTCCGGTAGAAGAAACCGTCTTCGCCCCGTGGCAAAACACTTAAGCGCACGCAAAATATTCTGACTTTTGATGTCCCGTTGTCCTTCCATTAGACCGTCGTAGATCGATTCTTGTAAATCCAGATCGAACGTGTCGGTGGCGGTCTTCTTGTCCACCGATACGAAAGATTTGGGTTGAATCCCTCTTCTCTTTATGGTCTCCCCCAGATGCCACATTGTCCCTTTGTCGTTTGCTGTCGACACTGGATCGTTCTCTATCGTGCGATAAAGAACGTCTCTGCTAAGGTGCAGGAGGACGGTTATGGGTGTCGGGTCAGTTGTTACCACTCGACACTTGTTTCCATCCTCCGGTACGCTGCAGACGCGGGCGGTTACAGGAATCTTCCGTAGGGAACTGACGACGACCGGCGGCACACCGGCCCATAGGGCCGGTATGCTGGCGTACTCGCCTGCCCCTACATCCGGTGGTCTATCGGTCTCGATAAACCACCCGAAGTGGAAGGTTGCTGAATGGATCGCCCACAGGACAAGTGCATCCATGACATTGTTCATCTCCTCAGGTTTTGACGATTGGAAGAGGAGGTCGCCGATTTTCGGCCTTTCCTCTTTCTCTCCCGTCTTCTCGTCGAGGACTTCATGAACAATGTGTTTCGTGCCAAGGACGCTATAGTACACTCCTGGTGGACATTTCTCTTCAACGCGTGATTGGATCCAAGTCTCGAGATCCGCGATGGCGCCGGCAAATTTTCCTCCGTCGCCTCGTGACTCAAGAAGCGAGCCTGAGGTTGACAGGGATGTGTGCACGTATTTTAAGTTCGCCGGTGAATACCGGCGGGCGTAATTACGTGCGTACATCCTCATCGCCGCTTTCAGTCGTTCTCTTTCTGCATCCCGCAGGGGGCAGTGGATCCTTTTAGCGTTGTCCTGAAATTCCTTTAATGCTTCTACGCAAACCTCGCCAATCCCTGGTGAGAGCCCTCGGCCGAATTTGCTGAGTTGGTCCAGAGAAATCTGGTCTTTCGCATTTAAACCGCGAGTCCAGAATCTCTGAAACATCGGTCCGGGGTCAACGGGACCACCCAGAAAGGGGAGCGTTACATACGATCCTCTCTCCGCGTGGTTCCGTCGACCCCGACAACCCTCAACAATGTTCGGCCGGGGGCCCTTTCTTTCTCCTGCGGCGTACCAGGCCGCCCACTTAGCGTAACTCTTCATAGCCTTTCTTGCTATTTTCTCGCCGTTGTCCATTGCGAATGCAATGTACCAACGCTGAAATGTCTCGATGGTTTTCCTGAGTTTCGCCCAGTGGGCGCGTGGTGCGCTCACGTCACCGTACGCTAGGCATATGCCAGCGTTGAGTGACGCGCAGTCGAAGGCCAGTCGATTGGCGAAGCTTTTCTTTTCAATGTTCCGGAGCCTGATACCGGCAGATTGTCGGCTGGCTGACCTTTGGGTCACCCAGATGACAATTCTGTCCGGGTCGGCCGTCCAAAGACCAACCGTCGCTTGCGCGACCGTTG